ACGGCTCGTTCGCGCAGGCTGCGGCCCCGGTGCTGCACGAGCTCGGGCTGACCACGAAGCAGGCCAAGGGGCTCGCCGAGTGGTGGAACAAGGCCTCGACCTCGCGCATCGAGGCGGCAGACGAGGCGTTCTCCAGGCAGTCCGAGGCCGAGTACGCGGCGCTCAAGGGCGAGTGGGGCGCGGCGGCTGCGCAGAACGAGGAGCTCGCCAAGCGTGCCGTCCTCAAGTTCGGCAAGGAGGCGGGGCTCGATGAGGCGACCTTCGACTCGCTCGAGCGTGCAATCGGCACCGCCAAGGTGATGAAGCTGTTCCACGCCATCGGTGCCAAGTTCGGCGAGGCTGACTTCGTGGGCAGCGATGCCCCGACGGGCGGTGCGCTGACCCCGGCGCAGGCCAAGAACAAGGTGGCCTCGCTGTTCGCCGACAAGGAGTTCATGGGGCGCTACATGCACCAGGACTCGCGTGTCCGTCAGGGTGCCATCGACGAGATGATGGCGCTGAACCAGATGGCGAATCCGGGGCTGACGGACGAGTAGTTGCATCCGTCAGATGGTCGCAGTACCATCTCCCCGTGTCTTCCTCTGTGTGTCTTGCCGGGAGGGTCAAACCTCCCGGCTTTTTACCGGAGGCCGGGTAAGCCGCGAGGCCCCGCTGACAGCCGGAAAGACGGTCGCTCGGCCCGAGCGGAACGGGCAAGGGTTCGGCCCCGGTAACGGACAAGCCATCCGAGAACATCGTCATTTCATGTTTTCTGGAGGGCTATCATGGCCGACAACATCGCATCCGTTTATGCCGTTCAGTACGGCACGAACATCTCGCTGCTCCTGCAGCAGAAGGGCTCCAAGCTGCGCCAGGCGGTGCAGACTGGCTCGTACAAGGGCAAGGCTTCCGAGGTCGTGACGCAGTACGGTGCCACCAGCGCCCGCGCCGTCTCGACCCGCTACCAGCCGATCGTCCCGGTCAACACCCCGAACAACCGTCGGTGGGTGTTCCCCGAGGACTACGACTGGGCCGACCTGATCGACAACTTCGACAAGCTCCGTCTCCTCGCCGACCCGCAGTCTGCCTACTCGCAGAACGGCCTGTACGCGATGGGCCGCGCGATCGACGACGTCATCATCTCGGGCATCTTCGGCGACAACAAGACCGGCGAGGCCGGTGGCACGAACACCGCGTTCGACACCACCAACCAGCGCGTGGTCGTGAACTACGCTGCCGCTGGCAACGTGGGTCTCACGGTGGACAAGCTGCGTGAAGCGCGTCGCATCCTGATGGAGAACGAGGTGGACCTCGATGCCGAGCCCGCCTACTGCGCCATCAGCGCCGAGCAGCACGACGACCTCCTCGGTCAGCTGCAGGTCACGAACGCCGACTTCAACACCGATGCTCCGGTGCTGCAGGACGGCAAGGTGACCCGCTTCCTCGGGATCAACTTCATCCACACCGAGCGTCTTCCCGTCGCCGCTGGTACGTCGCACCGCCGCTGCCCCGTCTGGGTGCCGTCGGGCGTCCACCTCGGCATGTGGAACGACATCCAGTCCAACGTCACGCAGCGTCGTGACCTGTCTTCGCATCCCTTCCAGGTGTACCTGATGGGAACCTTCGGTGCCACGCGCACCGAGGAGAAGAAGGTCGTCGACATCCTGTGCGCAGAGTAAGGGAGTAACCCACCATGGCAGTCGAAGCTCGCAAGTCCTCCCTCGTCACCAACGCTGACGCGGTCCCTGCTGTGCTCAACAACCCCCGCGTGGACGGTGGGTTCGAGCGCACCAAGGTCGCAACGGTCGAGATCGTCAGCGCCGACTCGGTCGCCTCGACCTACCGGATGTTCCGGGTGCCGTCGAATGCGGTGGTCACCGACCTCCGCATCTACGCCCCGGACATCGGCACCACCACCGCCACCGACATCGGCCTCTACCGCACCGCCAAAGACGGCGGCGCGGTGGTGGATGCCGACTTCTTCGCGTCGGCTCTGGTGCTCAACGCGGGTGCCATCAACGGCACGGATGTCCTGCACGAGGCGGCGGTGTTCACCATCGCCAACTCGGGCAAGGAGCTGTGGGACGCTCTCGGTCTCACGAGCGACCCGTCGGTGTTCTACGACGTCACCATGACCCTCACGGGCGCGGCTGACGCCAGCGGCACCGTGAAGCTCATCGGGCGCTACACGGCGTAAGGTACAGGGGCGGGCTGGGAGACCGGCTCGCCCCTTCTTTCTGGGAGACAGACATGGCAGACCGTTTCTACGGCATCGATCGCGGCAACGCCGGGGTCCGCAACGTGACCGAGAGTGCTTCCACGACCAGCCTCGACGTCGAGGTCCGAGTCGATCTCATCGGCATGAGCAAGCTCGAAGTGCTCACGCTGATCGACACGCTCAAGGAAGCGATCATCCAGGACACTTGGCCGCCAGCCTAATAGCTGCGGGAGGAGCCCGTGGCTACGAGTGACGTCGCAATTGCGAACCTTGCGCTCACCAAGATTGGTGACCTGCGCATCGGTTCGCTGACTGAGAACACCAAGCCTGCGCGTGAGCTGAACGCCATCTATGGGATGCTGCGCGACAAGCTGCAGCGCACCTACAACTGGCGGTTCTGCGTGAAGCGGGCGAACCTTGCGGCTGACGTCGCGACGCCGGTCTTCGGCTACTCGTACCAGTACACGCTGCCGTCCGACTGCCTGCGCATCCTGCAGGTTGGTGCGTACTTCCCGGCCCCTGACCTGTCCGACCTGATCGGCGGCGGTGGGCAGGAGTACCAGCTCGAGGGCGGCAAGATCCTGACCAACACGTCCGGGCAGATGAACCTGCGCTACCTTGCGCGGGTGTCTGACCCGACCAAGTTCGACTCGGCATTCGACGAGGCGTTCGCGGCCCTGCTGTCGTACAACGTCGCTGAGGCCCTGACGCAGTCGGACGCCAAGAAGAACGCGGCGCTGCGCGACTATCGCCTGTGCCTGACTGAGGCGGTCCGTTCGAACGCCATCGAGAACCCGCCGGAGAGCATCGCCGACACGACTTGGCTGTCCGTGAGGCTCTAATGCCGAGCGTCAATCCAGCCATCGTCAACTTCAACGGGGGCGAGGTCGGGTCGCTGATGAGCGGCCGCACCGACTTCGACAAGTACGCCTCCTCGGCCTACCGCATGCGGCGGTTCATCCCGACCGCGCAGGGTCCGGCGAAGCGGTGTCCTGGGACGAAGTACGTCCTGCAGGCGCGGTACCCTGACAAGCGGGTGTGGCTGCAGCGGTTCGAGTTCGCCTTCGACCAGGCGTACATCATCGAGTTCGGCGACTACTACTGCCGGTTCTACACCGACCGTGGTGTGGTACTCGAGGACCCGCTCGACATCTCGAACATCACGCAGGCGAGTCCCGGCGTGCTGACCTATGTGGGCGCAGATCCGTCGAACGGCGACTGGATGTACGTCTCGCTCGTGAACGGCATGTCGCAGGTCAATGGCCGGTATGTGAAGGTGACGAACGTCAACGTAGCGGCGAAGACCTTCGAGCTGTACGACATCGACGGCGGGGTCATCGACACGACCGGGTACACGGCCTACAACGGCGGCGGCGATGTAGCGCGGGTCTACACGGTCGTGAGTCCGTATGCTGAGGAAGACCTGTTCACGTCTGAGAACACGTCCTCGCTGTCCATCTCGCAGTCTGGCGACGTGCTGTACGTCGGCTGCGAGGGGTATGCGCCGCAGACCCTGACGCGCAGCGGGAACACGAGCTGGGCGTTCGCGGACTATGCGCCGACCGATGGCCCGTTCCAGCGCGAGCCGGACACGAAGTTGGACTTCTCGCTCTCGGCGACGACCGGCAACGTGACGGTGACCTCGAGCGCGGCCATCTTCGACAACGACTCGGTGGGAATGCTGCTGCGGTTGCAGCCGGTGAACATCACCACGACGCAGTGGGAACCGGCGAAGTCCATCACGGCTGGCGACATCCGCAAGTCCTCGGGCAAGTTCTACGAGGCGATGAACAGCGCCACGACCGGCGCGATCCGGCCTATCCACGAGGAGGGGCAGGACTACGACGGCAACACGGGCGTGCTGTGGAAGTTCCTCCATCCGGGCTACGTCATCCTCAAGATCACGGCGGTGACGAGCACGACGCAGGTCGATGCGGACGTGGTCGGCCCCGGTGTCGCGCCGTCGGAACTGCTCTCGACGACCTCCTGCGCGTACCGTGTGGGCGCGTGGGGGCTGGGCATGGGCGGGGTGTACCCGTACAAGACGGCCTTCTGGCGCGACCGGCTGTGGTGGGGCGGTGGGCAGAACCTGTACGCCTCGGTGGCGGGGGACTACTCGTCGCACGCGGTCGACACTTTCGGTGAGATTCTGGCCGACAACGCGCTGAACCTGACGCTGGCGGTCGGAAATGTGGACAAGGTGCGCTGGCTGCGCCCGGGTAATGCGCTCATCGTCGGGACTGCGGGGGCTGAGATTGCCGTCCGCGAGAACGTGACGACCGCCCCGCTCGGCCCTGAGAACGTGAAGTTCGACCTGCAGTCGGCTGAGGGGTCGATGGAGCTCGAACCCGCCTTGGTCGAGGATGCGGTCATCTTCGCCCGCGTGGGTGGGCGGCGCATCATGGAGCTGCGGTTCGACCTGCAGGTTGATGCGTGGGTACCTCGGGACATGAACGTCCTGTATCCCGAGATCACGAAGTCCGGCATCGTGGACCTCGAGTACCAGAAGGAGCCGGACGACATCATCTGGTGCGTGCTCGGGGACGGGCGGCTCATCGGCCTGACCTACGACCGCGAGCAGAACATCTACGGCTGGCACCAGCATCCGGTCGCAGGCCGGGACGCGAAGGTCGAGGCGGTGCAGATCATCCCGAGTCCCAACGGCGACTTGGACGACGTGTGGCTGGTGGTCTCGCGCACCATCGAGGGCGACTTCCCCTACGAGCTCGCGCTCGAGGCCGGTGGCAACCTTCTGACCGAGGGGTCTGACCAACTGGTCATCGAGACCGATGTCACTCGCACGCAGCGGTTCATCGAGTACATCGGGCAGTCGCTGGAGGAAGGCGAGGACATCCAAGGCGCGGGGTATCTCGATGCCTCGCTCGAGTTCAACGCGGTGGTGTTTGCCGACCTGTTCCTCGGTGACGGGTACCAGACTGCCGGGTCAACCGACGTGTCGGCCACGGTGACGTCGAGTCTCGAGATCGCGAGCGAGGCAGGCGATTTCATCGCCGCTGAAAACGGCGACCTAATCAGCATCAACGACCCGGTGTTCTTGGCTAGCGACGTCGGGCGCGAGATCGTGTATCGCTACTACGACGAGACGAACGAGCTCTGGCGCTCGGCGCGTGCGGAGATCACGACCGTCATCGACCAGGAGTCGGCGCTGGTGACCATCGTCGCGGCGTTCCCGGACGATGACGTGCCGTTCAACGAGTGGCGGCTGACGGCGACGACCCTGCGCGGGCTGTGGCACCTCGAGGGCGAGACGGTCTCGGCGCTTGCGGACGGGCAGGAGGTCAAGAACCTCGTGGTGACGGACGGCGCGGTGACGATGCCGTTCCCGACCTCGCGTGCGACGATTGGCTATCCGTACACCTCCACGCTTGCGACGCAGCGCATTGAGGCCGGGTCGGCGCTCGGGACGGCTCAGGCCAAGGTGAAGCGCATCCACAAGTGCGGGTTGCGGCTGTACTCCAGCCTCGGCGGCAAGGTGGGGCCGGGGCCGACGAACCTCGACCTCATCCAGTACCGGACGCTGAACGACTTCATGAACGAGGTGCCGCCCCTGCTGACGGGTGACACGGACGTGTTTGCCTTCCCCGGCGGGTACGAGACGGACGGGCGCATCTGGGTGGTGGCTGACCAGCCGCTCCCGATGACCGTCATCGCGCTGTACCCCGAGATGGAGACGCAGGGATGACGTTCGAGGTGCTGCCCTTCACGCCTGCTGACCTTCGGGAGTTGAGCCTGCAGCCCTCGCAGGAGTTCCTGTCGGCGTTCATCGGACGTTCCGGGTATGGGCAGGAGTTGGTCGAGGCTGGCCCCTGCTACACGGCGCGGGCGGGCGGGCGGATTGTCTGCTGCGCCGGGCTCGTGAACCTCTGGGAGGGGCGGGCGTCGGCGTGGGCGCTGCTCTCTGCGGACTCTGGCCGGTGGATGGTCCCGCTGCATCGGGCGGTCGCGGAGTTCTTCGACGGCTGCGGGATCGAGCGCGTCGAGGCCTATGTGGTGCCGGACTTTATGCCCGGTCACCGATGGGCGAGAATGCTCGGGTTCGAGCGTGAAGGCCGGATGCGAGCCTTCCAGCGAGGTCAGGATATGGACATGTACGCGAGGGTGCTCTGATGGCAGACCCGGTCACTTTGGGAGTCATCGCCTCGGCTGCGGCGGCTTCGTCCCTGATGGCGACAGGCCAACAGCGGCAGATCGGCGCGGCGCAGGCGCGGGCGCTCGAGATAGAGGCCGGTGTCGCTCGGCGGCAGGCTGGTCTTGAGACCGAGGCGCTTGGGCGCGAGACGCGGCGGCAGTTCGGCGAACTTCGGGCGGCTGGCGCTCAGGCGGGGCTGCTCGACTCGGTGTCCTTCGGGGACGTTTACAAGCAGTCGGCGACGGCTGCGGAGTTGGACGCTTTGTCCTTGGCGTATCAGGGTGAGACGCAGGCGCAGGGCCTCCTGACCGAGGCTCGCATCACCCGCGCCTCTCGCCCGTCGTGGACGCAAGGTGTCCTGCAGGCCATGGCTATGGGCATCGGACAATATGCAAGCGCGGGCGGCACGATGCCGGGAAGCCGCCCGAATGCGTCGCAGTTGACCGGGGTGAAGGTCACTGGACGGCGTGTCCCGACCACGCTCACCACCACGACCAGCCGATACTCGGGGCCGAGATAATGGCGAAGCTCGAGTTCTACCGTCAGCAGGTTGTCCCGCGCATCGCTACGCCGAGTGCGCGTGGGCTCGCTGCTGTTGGGACTCAGGCTGCGGAGACCACCGAAGCCATCGCCAGAGGTGCGCAGGCCTTCGCGCAGATGCAGCAGCTCTCCGAGCGCGTGGGGCAGGCCGAGCGAGCGCAGAAGCTGACGCAGTTGAACGCGGCGGCGATGCAGTCGCTGAACGAGTTCGAGCTCGGGCTCGAGACCGACACTGATTACGGCACCTACGAGTCTCGTTACGACAAGCAGCTGCAGAAAATCCAAGACGACGTGGCGAAGGTCACGGACGGCGACAACGCGCTGTTCGAGGCGTGGCGGTCGGACTTTGCCCGCACGGCCATCGACAAGCGGTTCAACGTGCGCCGCGCTGCGGTCAAGGGTCGCATCGGCGTGGCGCGTGCGGACCTCGACCAGTCGCTCGGCATCTACGCGGGACTGGCCGGGTCGGACGACCCCGCGAAGGATGCGGACGTTTCTGCGCGGGCGAACCTCGCCATCCAAGACGCGCTGGCGGCGGGCATCATCTCGCCGCAGGAAGCGGTGGACAAGTCGCAGAAGTTCAACAGCTCGGCCATCACCAACCGGGTGAACCGGGACATGTTCAACAACCCGATCGCCACGCGGCAGCGGCTCATCGACAACGCCTACCCCGGCCTCGACGAGCCGACCCGCACGAAGCTCTTGAACCGTGCGACGGACGAGGCGACGCAGGCCATCACCCGCCAGAACGCTGTCGAGGAGCGTGCCGACCGTCAGGCGCGGCGTGCGCGGGACGACATGGAGCGCAACCTCGGGTTCCAAGTGGACCAGATGATTGCCACTGGTGACCTCGACGGGCTGCAGGGCTTCCTGTCGAACAACGGGCGGCTGATGAACTCGTCCGACCGGACGCGAGCCCTGAAGGCAGTTCGGCGTCAGGACATCGTGACGGACTTCACGACCTACTCCACGCTGTCGGAGCGTGCGGCGGGTGGCGAGAACGTCGAGCCCGAGGCGCGGCAGGCGGTCATGCAGGGGCTGCTCTCTGACAACGACTACCGCGTGGTGGTCAACGCCTCCCGCGAGACCGGCTGGCGCAAGCGCGGTTACTCGCACATCGCGGACAATCTCAAGCCGAGCGAGTTCGAGAAGAAGGTCGGCAACACGGCGACCATCCGATCGGCCAACGCCCTGCGCGACTGGAACACATGGGTGCGTGAGAACCCGAGCGCGACCGACGCGCAGGCCGATGCCGAGGCTAAGCGCATCGTCTCCGAGTACAGCAACACGGCACAGACGCAGAGCGTCGCGACACTGCGCCGCCCGACCTACCTTGTCTCGACCGGCCCGAGTTCGTTCGACCTGAAACAGACGTTCGCCAGGACGAAGCAGGCCTTCGACAAGGGGCAGATTCCCAAGGCCGAGTACGAGAAGCAGGCCGCGCTCATCCGGCAGTGGATGCAGGTCTACAAGCCCCCTGCGCCGCGTCCGCAGCCCGCGAAATAACAGAGGCACAGCATGGCAACCCCTGACCTGCGAAACGACGATGCCCAAGGCGCGAACGCCTTCATGGCCTATCGCGACGAAGCGAGCAACCAAAGCGCGGCGGCAGAGCTCGAGGCGATGTTCGCCGACGAGACTCCTGCTCCCGCGCAGCCCGCTCCCGCGCAGGCCCCGGTTGCTCCCGGTCGCTCGGTGGTGGGCGATGTGGCGCGTGGCGTGGTCGAGTTGCCCCGTGCGCTGTTCACTGGTGTCCGCGATGCGGCTCAGGAAACGCTGAACCTGTTCGGCGACATCGGCGATTGGGTCGAGAACCAAGTCCAGACGGGCGGCTTCGAGATCTCCCGCGAGGGCATCAAGCCGATCTCCTACGAGGAGCTGCGGACGCTGCGTGCGCAGGGTCGGGACGTGTCCTCACAGGTGACGCTCAAGCGCATCACGGGCGGGGTGGAAGACCCGCAGTCCACGACCGGCAAGGCGGTGAAGGGCATATCGCAGTTCGTCGCCGGGTTCGTCGGCGCGAGCAAGGCGGTCAAGGCGCTGAAGCCTGCGACCCGTGCTGGGCGTGTGGCAAAGGCTGCGGGCACTGGCGCGGTGGTGGACTTCACCGTGTTCGACCCGCAGGAGGAGCGCCTGTCCAACCTCTTGCAGGAAGTGCCGGTCCTCAAGAACCCGGTCACGGACTTCCTCGCCGCCGACCCGAAGGACAGCAACGCCGAGGGGCGGTTCAAGAACGCTGTCGAGGGGCTGGGCGTGGGCGTGGCCGTGGACGGCCTCATGCTCGGGCTCAAGACCCTGCGTCAGGCCCGCATCGCCCGGCTGCGGCAGGAGGAGATTGCCAAGGCCCGCGAGGCGGCGGGGGTCGTAGCCCAGCGCCCAGCGGTGGACGAGACGGCCTTCCGCAACCTCGGGGACGATGCCCCGGACGCGCCCCTCGTCGGGGTGGCCAAGCGGCAGGAGGCTCCCAAGGCCCCGGAGACGCCCGCTGCGGCTCCCGGAGTGACCGTGCCGCCTGCCGGTGGTGCTGCGCCCGCCGGGGCGAAAGTAGAGGAGATGTTCCCGCGAGTTGATTCCACCGACGCGGTAGTTATCGGCCCGAATAGGGTCAAGCCTCGGGTCATCGCCGAGGGCAAGCCGCTGTACCGGGAGACGTCAGCGTCTGGGCTTGATGACCTGCTGCGTGCGGATGGCCAGTTCGAGTCATCGAACGTGTTCGTGACCGACGACCCGGCGCTTGCTATCGGGCAGGGCGAGAACAAGGGCGTGATGATTCAGTTCCGCGCCAACTCGGTCAGCGGGGCAGAAAACGTCAAGCCCGGAACCGGCGTCATCGGCGGGCGGGAGTACGTTGCGGACATCCTCGCTCCGCGATCGGTCGAGAAAATCACCTTCGCCGATGCCAAGGGCGTGGACAGGGTGCGCGGGCTCACGGCCCGCATCTTGAATCAAAAATTCACGCGCACCGACAACCCTGACGGGTCCGTGGTGTTCACCCGCAAAGCCCCGGAGACGCCCGCTGCGGCCCCCGGCGTCCCGGTGGCAGGCGGAGCCCAGCCCGCGCAGTTGAAGGCCGCACGCGCCGCAGCAGCGACCGAGGGCGTCACCCCTGCTCAGGTGGTCGGCGAGGGTGGCACCGGGGTTCCGCGTGGAACCGAACCGGGGCAGGTCTATGTGAACTTCGCCCGCATCAACGCGCCGGAGGACGTGCAGACCGTCATCAAGGACATGGCCGACAAGTTCGCCCCGCAGGTCGAGACGGCCCAGCGCGGGGTGCGCTCGTTCGCCGAGATCGAGCTCGACGCGCAGCAGGTCAACGCCTGGGACGTGCTCATGGCGCGGCGCAAGGGCGACCCGCTGAACGCCGAGCAGTCTGTTGCGGCGCGGCAACTGTGGGCGGCGTCGGGGTCGAAGCTCTCCGAGGTGGCGAAGGAGGCGGCGACCAACCCGAGCGAAGCGAACCTGTTCGCCTTCCGCAAGATGCTGGCGACGCACTACGCCATCCAGAACGAGGTCATCGCTGCGCGGACGGAGACGGCCCGGGCGCTTGCCTCGTGGCGCATCCCTGCCGGTGGGTCTGCCGAGCGGTTCCGTGACATCAGTCAGGCCATCGAGGCCAACGGCGGCGCGGCGGTCACGCGAGACATGGCCGACCGTGTGGCGAAACTCGCCAACGCCGGGATGTACCAGGAGCTCGACACCTTCGTCCAGCGCGGCGTCTTGGCGCGGACTGGCGATGCCATGCAGGAAGCGTGGATCATGGGCCTGCTCTCTGGCCCGAAGACGCACATCGTCAACGTGATGTCGAACTCTGCCGTGGTGTTTATGCAGATGTACGAGCGCAAGGTCGCCTCGACCGTCTCGAACATCCTCGGCAACAGCGGCGGCGTGCAGGCTGGCGAGGCGATGACGCAGTGGTTCGGCCTCACGCAGTCCTTCAAGGACGGCCTGCGGTATGCCGCCAAGGCCGCGAAGACCGGCGAGACCGGCTTCGGCATGAACAAGATCGAGCTGCCGCAGACTGCGGCCATCACCTCGGACGCCTTCAACCTGAGCAGCCAGACATGGGCTGGCCGCGCTGTGGACGGGCTCGGGAACATCATCCGCGTGCCGGGCCGTGCGCTCGCGGCGCAGGACGAGTTCTTCAAGACCATCGGGTACCGGATGGAGCTCAACGCGCAGGCGCTGCGGCAGGCGGCGGGCGAAGTCCACTCCGGGCTCATCCCGGCTGACGGCCTCAAGGCTCGCGTGGCTGAACTCCTCGAGAATCCGCCCGAGAACCTGCGGATGTCGGCGGTCGATCAGGCGCTGTACCAGACGTTCACGAACAGCCCCGGCAAACTCGCGCAGTCGCTGCAGAGCCTCAAGGCGCAGTACCCGGCGCTGACGGTTATCCTTCCGTTCGTGCGCACCCCGGCGAACATCCTTAAGTTCACCTTCGAGCGCACCCCGCTTGCCCCGCTGATGGCGAGCGTCCGTGCCGACCTCTCGGCGGGTGGTGCGCGGCAGGAACTGGCGCTTGCCCGGCTCTCGACCGGCACGGCGCTGATGATGGTCGCGGCTGACATGGCGATGTCCGGCGTCGTGAGCGGCAGCGGCCCGAAGGACACCCGCGAGCGGCAGGCGCTCGAGCGTACCGGCTGGCAGCGCAACAGCATCAAGATCGGCGAGCGGTGGTATGCGTACAACCGGCTCGACCCTGCCGGGTCGCTCCTTGGCCTCGCTGCGGAGATGGTCGAGATCCTGAACAACTCCGAGGACGAGGACACCGAGGAGAGCGTCGGCGAGGCGGCGGTGGCTGCGGTCGCGTCCATCTCGGCGACGGTGATGAGCAAGACCTACCTCTCCGGCCTTGCCGACCTGTTCGAGGCCATCTCCGACCCGAAGCGGTACACGGAGAGTTTCGTCCAGCGGCTCGTCGGCTCGACCGTCCCGGCCATCGTCGGCGAGGCGGCGCGTGCGGCCGACCCCTATGGGCGCGAGGTGTTCAACATGCTCGATGCCATCAAGCGGCGCACCCCCGGCCTCTCGGACGACCTGCCCCTGCGGCGCGACCTGTGGGGCCGCCCGGTCAGTCACCAGTCCGGCCTCGGCTGGGCGTATGACGTGTTCAGCCCCATCTACACCAAACCCGCCAGGAACGAGCCCATCGACGAGGAGATGCTGCGTCTTGGCAAGGCCGTCTCGATGCCGAGCAAGAAGGCGACCTTCCAAGGCGTGAACATCGACCTGAACGCCTACCCCGGCGCGTACAGCCGCTACGTCGAACTGGCGGGCAACGAGCTGAAGCATCCGAACTACGACATGGGCGCGAAGGACCTGCTCAACGCCGTGGTGAACGGCGAGCACTTCCTGTCGGAGATCTACAACCAAGGCACCGACGGCGTGGACGGGACGAAGGCCGAGATCATCGACGCCATCGTCGGCGAGTACCGCAAGCTCGCCCGCGAACAGGTGCTGCAAGAGTTCCCTGAAATCCAAGGCGAAATCGATTACTTTATGCAGGCGCAGCAAGAGATGCTGTCCGGCGCTGCGAGGTAGCCCATGACCGTTTCATCCACGACGAGCAAGGCAATCTACTCAGGCAACGGCCTGACCACGTCCTTTGCGGTGCCGTTCTACTTCCTCGCCGTTGCCGACCTGCAGGTCATCCTGCGTTCCGGCACGACCGAGACCGTCCAGGCGCTGACCACCAACTACACAGTGAGCGGTGCCGGGAACGAGGCGGGCGGCACGGTGACGATGCTTGTCGCCCCTGCCTCTGGGACGACGCTCACCATCCGGCGCAGCATCGCGGCGACGCAGGGGACGGACCTGCTGCCGAACGACCGGCTCCCGGCTGAGGACCTCGAGGACGGCCTCGACAAGCTGACGATGATCGCGCAGCAGCTCGGCGAGGAGTCCGACCGCTCCATCAAGTTCCCCGCCTCGGACGCGGCGGTCTCGGCGCAGCTTCCTGCGGCCAGCGCCCGGGCGAGCAAGTTCCTGACCTTTGACGCGAACGGTGTCCCGACCGCGACGGTCGGGGTGGATGCCACGACGGATGTGTTCATCCAGTCCGGCACCGGGGCGGTGCCTCGCTCGGTAACGGCGAAGCTGCAGGGCTTTGTGAGCGTGAAGGACTTTGGCGCGACTGGCGACGGGGTGACGAACGACACCGCTGCGGTGCAGGTTGCGCTCTCGCAGAATGTTTCGCTGCTGTTCGAGGAGGGAACTTACCGCGTAGACAACCTAACTTGGGCTGCGAACTCATGCAGGATGATTGCCCTCGGTCGGGTGCGCCTCGTCAAGCGAGCGAACGGCCCGATCTTGACCATCACCGGCAGTGACAACGTCCTTGAAGGCATCGAGTTCCGTGGCGAGTCCGGCACTCCGGTATTCACCGGGGATAACTTGGTGATTTCTGGCGACAACACGGTGTTGCAGAACTGCGGGGCGCGGTGGGCATTTGGTCGAGCGGTCAAGTGTACCGGCCAACGGCTTCGAATCTTTGGGTCGTGTGACATCTACCAGACCTCCGATGCGACTGCATCGGGGTATGACATCGAAATCGGCGTGGCGGGTGTTGCCAACCTGTACAGCGTCATCAGCGGTATTCAGAGCACTCAGGCGACGGGCGGCATCCTGCTGACCGCGCCGGGGTTCACGGCAATCAATGACTGCCAGTTCGGCAAACTGACCGTCCAGCCCGGAAGCAGCCCCGGAGGGATGCACGGCCCGAGCGTGTCTGGATGCCGCATCAATGGGGCAATCACCATCGATGTGTCGAACACGTTCTTGAATGGCGGGTCTTGCTCGGCGAACGTGTCCATCGGAACGGGCGCGTCAAGCACCACGAACGTGCTTCTGGGCGACACCTTCTCGATGATTGCTGGCTCGACCTTGACCTTCGGTGCCAACGCGGTGAACAACCGCGCAGAAATCGACGTCACCCTTTCAAGCGTAACCGTGGTCAACAACGGATTATCGAACGCCATCAACCGTTCGCCAGTCACCTACGCGCCGTCCTGGACTGCCTCTGGCACGAATCCGACCATCGGCAACGGGACTATCTTCGGCGACTATGGGCAAGAAGGGCGAAGTGTCACGGCAAACATCACGCTGACCATCGGATCTACGACCAACCTTGGGTCAGGCGTGTGGAGTTTCTCCCTTCCTGTAGCCCGATGGGCGGGGTCTAACGCTACCAGCATCGGCGTGGTTCGGGTGTTCCGCAACGGCGTAGCGTTTTACGTTGGTGCGGCGCAACTTTTCGGTGGCGCAAGCGTGGTAACGCTGATCGCCGATGGCAGCAACAACTCTCTCGGCAGCGCGGTTCCTTTCGCGTGGGCGAGCGGGGATGTCTGCGCCATCTCCATCGTGTACTTCTCGGCGTAATCGCAAGAGGCATTTATGGCAGACAAGAAAATCTCACAACTGACAGCCGCATCGACGCCGCTGACCGGCACCGAGGTTTTGCCGATCGTGCAGGGCGGCAGCACGGTAAGGGTGCCGGTCAGCGACTTGACGGCGGGGCGCACGATCCCTGTGTCTGGTGTGAGCTTTGCTGCGGGTGCAAACCTTCCGGGAATGCTCACCGAGACGCTGGACGACTACGAGGAGGGGACATACACGCCTGCGTGGACCGCCTCCGTGAACCCGGCCATCGGCAACGGAACGCTGTCCGGGAGGTATGTCATCGTCGGCGGTCTGTGCAATATCCAGATCTCCTTGACGATGGGAAGCACGACCACTTTCGGGACTGGTGAGTGGTCCTTCTCTGTGCCGGTTGTGTCTGCTGCCGCATCCACCGGTCAGGTCTGGGCGCTTGACTCTGGAACCGCTTTTTTCATCGGCATCTGCAGAATCAATGCTGGCGTGGCTACGCTCGCAATCTTCTCGAACAATGCCGGGTCCGCATGGTCTACGTCGCAGCCCTTTACTTGGGCGAGCACCGACCAAATCGAGTTGTCGCTGACGTATCAGATCTAAATCGCGTCCTCCTTGCGTAACTGCGCGATGGTGCGGACCATGCCCTCAAGGTGGGCGAGCCGCACATAGTCGCGCTCGAGCTCGGTGTGGGACCGGCGATCGATGGCATTGTGACAGGCAGAGCAGGCCCACGCCCCAAGCAGGTCGTCGGCCTTCATCCCCATGCCGGACACCCCGGCCATGCGGATGTGTGCCAGGACGACCGTCTCGGAGTTGTGGTTGCACACGCCGGGGAGCCGCACGGTGCAGCCCCGGCCCCGTGCTTCCTTGCGCAGGTCACGCCGCTTCATACGAGCGCGAGCTGCCCAACGAGCCGGTAGCGGGCGTACCGCTTGCCGTTGCGCTCCTCGATGATGGTCTCGATGTCGTGGCCCTCCTCGCGGATGTCTGAGACCCGGGCGGCGAGCCGGAAGCACCCGTACTGGTCGAGTGCTTCGAGGGGGGTGATATCGCGGCCCGATAGTAGGTGGGCGCGGATCTGTTCGGTCTGCGTCATGGTGTGTCTCCATAGGACGGTTCGGGTATCACGATGCCGAGCTCTGCGGCGCGGCGGGATAGGAACTCGAGGTAGTCGGAGAAGTCCTGCTTGTTGAGTCGGGACGAGCGGCGCACCGGCTTGTGGACGGTCTTCCCGCCGAGCGTGAGCGTTTCCCAGCCGAAGTGCTCGCCCAGCATGAACTCGTGCAGGTCGTCCTTCTGCCAGCCTGCCAGCGCCTCCCCGCCACCCTCGAGGATGGACGGGTAGACGACGCCCCACAGGAAAGCGTTCTGCATGTCCGAGCGCCGGGGCTTGAACTCCTCGAGCGTGACCTTCCAGGACTTGGTCTGGTCCAGCCACCGCACCATGACCGAGATCGCCGAAGCGATCTGGTCAGGGGTGGTGCCTTTGGGGAAGATGCGGTTCATCTACGCTCCCGCCTCAGAACGGCAAATCGTCGTCGATGAACTTCTCGGGGTTCTGCTCGGCCATGGTCTTCGGCCGCTCGGCCTGAGCCTCCTTCGGCTTGACGGCGAGGCTGAAGAACTTCTGGCCGGGGTTCTTGGCGTTCTCCCCGGCAGTCTTGATCCAGCCCGAAAGCCAGAACTCGGTGCCGTTGATGTTCAGGTCCCCGGTGAAGTCGGGATGGGTGTCCTTCTGCTTGCGGTCGTTGCGACGAAGGGTGCCGGTGTTGGTACGGTCGAAGGGCATGGATTACTCCTGGTTGATGGAAACGGGGCGACCGACGAGACGGTGTCTCTCGTCGCCGAAAGCCTCGGCTGCGTCGAGCGCGGCCTGTGCGTGGTTGATGTCGAGGTAGGGGTTGGGCTTGTGGCCGACGTGCTCCAGAACGTGCGCCGGCACGTCCTCCCAGCCGCCCCAGCCCTCGCGCTGGATGAAGTACCCGGTCACGAGGGTCACAGGCGCACCGCCTGCAGGCGCTCGACCCGGTCCCGCAGCTCGGTCAGGAACCGCCCGACCTCGCCCGCGATCTCGGCGATGACGGACTCGTCTCGCGGCACCCGGATGACGAGCAGCCGCAGATGCTCCGGCAGGCGGGGGTCGAAGGCCACGAAGTCGCACCAGTTGCGACCTGTGCATGCAAGTTGCCACTGCATCTGCAGGAGGTACTTGCGGGGGACGGAGCGGTCCTCGATGTACTCGAGCATCGTGGAGGTGTTCGGACACTTGATCTCGATGCAGCCGTCCTCCCCGACCAGCCCGTCCGGGGACGCCCCGGCCTCGAGGAGCGGGTGGCGCACGAAGTCCACCTCATCCACCAGAACGCCCTCTCGCGCCTCGTAGGCGGCTCTGGCGACGGGCTCTAGCTCGATGCCCCTGTCCATGGCGGGGCTCTTATAGCCCTCCGTGGGCTGTCCCGTGAGGCGTTCCGTCAGGAGTTCGGCCATGTACCCGCTGCGAGAGGCCGACGCGCCGGTCTTGGTCTTGGCCATGACGTCGGCTATCCGGCTGGCGGTCACGAGCCCCAGCCGCTTGGCGAACCATTCGGGGGTGCGTTGCTCCATCAGCCGAGCTCCTTCTTGCGGGCGGCGAAGATGCCGGAGGACGCCTGACGCTGCGCCTCGGTCAACCCCTTGAACAGGGCGGTGAGGTCGGCGAGGGTCTGGCACTCGGCCACCTTCTTGGCGAGGTCGGGGTCGGGCTTGGCCTCGGGCTTGCCCCGGGCCTGCGCTGCCTCGGCGTCGTCGTCGATCTGGGCGAGGCCGACGATGGCGGCGAGGGCGTAGCGGCGGGCGTAGGTGATGCCGGAGCCCTGCCCCTGCGGACCGGCGTCCTTGGTCAGGATGGGCAGGTACCCGCGCATCCACTCGCCCGAGGAGTGCGCGAGGGTGGTCACGAGGATGGCCCCGGTATCGCCGATCTCGGTCGTCTGGATGACGGCGAGGTCGTTGGCGGCGAGCTGCTTGCGGCAGGCGTCCCAGCAGGACGCGAGGTCCGCGTACTTGGACTTGAAGAACGGGTTGGCGCTGTCCTTCAAGGCTCCGGTGATGTCGGCCTGCGCCTTCGAGAGGGCGGCGGCGAGGGCGGCGATGGATTCAGACTGGTTCATGCGTGTGTTCCTGTGTCAGTAGGGATAAAGCGGTGTTGCAGGCTGCGATGCGTTCCTCTTCCTCGCGCTCCTGCATCTCGAGGTCGAGCTGGTGCCACCAGGTATCGTCGTCTTCCATCACACCCACCATCGGCTGTGGTGGTGGGGCTGGTAGACGCGGGCTCTCCAGGCGGGGTTCGGCAGGCGCTCCCGCCGACGCTTCCACGGCGCAGGGCGGGTGAACATCCAAACCACGATGGCACCGAAGAACAGCGTCATGCCGATGGTCACGACCGTGACGTATACGACGTCGAAGGCGCTCATGCTGCCACCTTGCGCTGCAGGTCGTGGATGACGGAGAAGGTTTGCTTCTGCATCTCGTCGAGAGCGTCAGCGTCATCCCCATCATCGTCCACGCCGAGTCGAGCGAGGTGTACTCGGAAGTCTGCGGCCCGAGCAGCCTCCATCGTGCGGGTCTCGACCAATGCTCGCCACTGGTCGCCGAAGTTGTACTCGTCTGCGATCGGCTGATTGTTCTGGATTCTGTCCCAGAACGCTGCCTGACATGCGAGTGCGAATTTATCCAAGCCGCTCACGACTGCACCTCGCGGGCCATGCGCAGGGCCATCAGCATCATGCGCTGCTGGTTGCGGGCCATCGTGACGTAAGCCGTCATCTTCGGGTTCTGGCGGGCGAAGCGCATCGCCTGATCGCGACCGGCGCGGCACTGGCCTGCGGTCATGCCCCAGCGGATGGCGGGGGGCAGATGGGACGGGATGGGTCGGTATCTCATGGTCAATTCCCCTGTGTGTGTTATCGACGGGTGCAATCCTAACCCGGTCCCGTTCGCCGTGTCAACACTTGTACGCAACTTTTTTTTAGGCCATGCTTACGGGAGTCAACAACGGAGGTTCCATGTCCATCGAGGAGTTGGTCAAGAAGTACGGCAACCAGAGTGCCGTAGCCCGCCAGTACGGGGTGACCCGTGCGGCGGTGTCGAAGTGGGCGCGTGTGGGTGTGCCTGAGCACGTCCGCTTGCGCGAGCTCGCGGGCGAGGTGGTCGCCGAGCTCAAGAGCGGCGAGCAGTCGCGCAGCATGAAGCGGCTGATTCGCAAGATCGAGGCCGGTCTGCGTCCGAAGCCCGAGGCCGCGTGAGCCGCGCTGCGTACCATCGGGCCTACTACCGGGCTCACCTGGAGAGTCGCCGAGAGGTGGCGCGGGTGATGGCTCGGCGTAGACGGTGGGTGCGCGGCGTGGCGGCGGTGATCTGCGAGGCCGTGGAGGAGGCCAGAAACGACAAACCCCCTTTCGGGGGCTTGACGCGGGCGGGGGGAGGGCCCTACTCTCGTGATGCGTATCGAGGTGCCGTGACGATAGACCGGGGGAACAGGTCTGTCAATCACCCATCTCCCAACCCCTCGACATGGGTTCAATCTGTCGGCGAAGGGCCGGTCACAAGACCGGGCCGGGCATCGCTTACCAAAGCTCGGCGGGTCTAAACACCGTGGCTATACGGGCATTTAGGCATGACCTCGCTACCTTCCGATTTAAGGGGGGTAGGGGGGTCATTCCCGGGCTTCCGAGCATATGGGGAAAGAGATGGATATAGACCTAGACAGGGATAGGCTGATTCGAGACTTCTGCAAGGCCATGGGTGTGAAGCCCAAGAGGTACCAGAGTCCGAAGCGCATCGCCTACGAACTGATCGCGAACAACACCAAAAATCGGCGCGGCACAAGGTCGATAAACCAGTACCTGGACGACCACGCCGAACTCATGCGGACGTACTGCGAACGCACACACACAGGAGCACACACATGAACGAACTCGATGAAGCATCGTGGGAGAGATGGGTCGCCTTTAGGAAGGCCATCCGCAAGCCCATCAAGCCGATCAGCGAACACGCGATGAAGATGAAACTGGCCCGCTTCGGCGCTGACCAAGCGGCGGTGGTGGACCAGTCCATCGCGAATCAGTGGCAAGGGCTGTTCGAGATCAAGAAAGCCGCGCCTCGCCCCGGCGAGAAGGTCGAGAAGACCGACAAGCAGAAAGCCGCCGACATCGCCCGTCACGCAGAACAGGACGAGTGGTCTGCTCGAGTGTGGGGCAAGCAGGAGCCGACACCCATCAACCGGCTGCGGTTGTGCGATGCCTACCTCGCCCGCCTCACCATCCGCGAAGCCGACCGGGATGCCTGGGACCGGTTGCGCGATGCGGCTGCAGCTGCGCTGCGCGATGCCGACCCGAAGGAAGTCATCGGCGACCCGCACCTTGCCGGGATGGTCCGGCACCTGTTCGGCGAACGCGGCCTCGGTCGCCTGCGGGAGCGGTCCCGTGTCTAACCTCGACATCGCGCTCGGCGTACTGGCTGCGGTCTGGCTTGCGATGCTGGCCGGGGCGGTCATCCGCATCGTCTGGATCTGCGTCGAGGAGGCGAGGCGAAAATAAGTTGACATCAATTTAAATTGAGTTAACCTGATTCCGTAGACACACACAGGAGACGGACATGGAACTCGACGAATCGGATGGGAGACGCACGCTGTCTGAGCGCGGCCTGCGCCCGGTCGCGGAGCTCGCCGCCGACCGCCCGCACGGGCATCGGTTGCGGTACCTCGCAGGGTGCCGGTGCTTCCACTGCCGCCGGTCGAACAGCGACTACGAGCGCGGACGTGCTGCAGCCCGGGCGGCGGGCGACTGGAACGGCATCGTGGACGCTGCCCCGGCGCGGCGGCACATCCTCGCGCTGTCCCGCAGGGGCGTCGGTCGCCGGATGGTAGCGGCGGCGTCGGATGTGGGGCTGTCGGTCATCGCCGACATCCGCACCGGCCGCAAGATGCGCATCCGTGCGCGGACCGAGCGCCGGATCTTGGCGGTGACACCGGCCTGCGCGGGCGACGCTGCGCTGGTCCCGGCCAAGCGGACATGGGAGCGGATTGCGTGGCTGCTCGATGAGGGCTTTACCAAGGGCCGCATCGCGCTCGAGCTCGGGCGCAAGACGCGGGCGCTGCAGCTGAATCGGGAATGGGTGACGGCGCGGAACGCCGTTGCCGTCGAGGCATTGGTGCGGAGGTACCAGGCATGACCATCGAACTCGACGAGTGGGACAAGGCGTGGCTGGCCCAGCAGCACACGCCGGAGGAATGGCGTCGCGAATGCGAAAGCGCCCTGCTGCGCTGCGCGGCGTACTCGGCCCGCATCGACCGCCTCGAGGCCGAGCTCGAGCAGCTGCGCGGGCCGCGCACCGGCTGCGCGTACCCGAAGTGCCTGGACGGCGGCGGGCGGTGTCACGCGATGTTCAAGGGTGAGTGTGCGGGACCGAAGGGGGTGAAGCCGTGAGCACGAAACTGGCCGAGATGTGGGCGGCGTTGGAGGCGCACAAGCCTGCGCCAGAGTATGCCGAGGCGTGGGCGACGATGTGCCGGGAGCGGACATCGGCGGCGGCGTGGGCGGCGTATCGCGCAGCGCCCGAACTGCCGTTTGGCTTGTGGGCGAGCGCGGCATGGGATGCGGCGTGGGCGCTAGGGGCGACAGATGCGGCGAAGGCTGACCGCTACGCCCAACAGGCCATCGACGCGATCAAGGAGGTGAAGCCGTGAGCAAGATGCCAGAAGCGTTGTTGATGGCCGGACGATTGCTTGAGGCCGAGCGGTATACGCAGGGCGCACGGGTAGCAACGCAAGTCCGAGCCGCCGCCGAACTGCGCCGCCTGCACAGCGTGAACGCGGAACTGTTGGAGGCGTTGCGGCAATCGGCTGACCTCGCGGAGTATTGGTTTTTGAGAGAGGACAGACGCAACCTTTCGGAATCCGAACACAAAACTTGGCACGCACTTGGCTACGGCTCCAGCGCGTATAAAGCAGCCAGCGCCGCCATCGCCAAAGCAGAGGGGGTGAAGCCGTGAGCACGAAACTTGACGAGATGTGGGCGGCGCTGGAGGCGCACAAGCCTGCGCCGGAGTATGCCGATGCATGGGCGACGATGTGCCGGGAGCGGACGATTGCGTCCGTCGATGCCGTGTGGGGATGGGTGCCGAAGAAGAGCACGGTGGACGATGCGCTGTGGCACCTGTGGGAAGCCCTTGATGTGTTGCGCGAGGCCGAGATCTCTGCCGACCGCGCCATCGCCGCAATCAAGCGACATCGGAAGGTGAAGCCGTGAGCCACATCACCCTGCCCCGCGCCGATGCCGAGCAGATACGGGCTGCATTGGTCTCGGGCGAGAAACTCTTTGCCGCCCTCGACGCCCTCGACGCCGCGCTTGCGGAGCCGGTACACCCCGGTTATGTCATCGGGTCGCATTGGTTGGAAACCGCCTACAGCCGCATCGCGGCAGGCGAGGCCGAGGCCGATGTGTTGGCTGAGGTACTGGGCGAGAGGGGATGGGCCAAGCGGGAGCCTGCGACGAGGGAGCAGGTAGCCGAGGCGTACAAGGCAAGCGAAAGCGACGGCGGGGAGGTGATTTATTGCGAAGCGTGGCGTGACGCCGAGCGGCACCACGGGATCAGGAAGGAGGACGGGAAATGACACGCGAGGAAATCATGCACATGGCGCGGGAGGCTGGAGTACGGATGGACTATATATTCGACTCCGGCACGACACGCTGGATTTTACAGCGGGGGCTTATGCGCTTCGCCGCCCTCGTCGCAGAGGCCGAGCGGGAGGCGTGTGCGCGGGTGTGTGAGGCAGAGTATGAAGGCTACGATTGGGCTGACCGCGAGAAAGACGCTACCAAAGATTGCGCCCGAGCCATCCGTGCGAGGGGGAGCGAATGAGACTGCCTAAACCTATTGCAACCGGGGTCAAGTACCAAAGCCGCACACTCGGCAGCGTTTACACCGCCGCGCAGATGAAGGCGTATGCAGCCAAAGCAGTCGAGGCCGAGCGGGAGGCGTGTGAGAAGGTGTGCGAAATCGTGTGGGATTCTCGGGCGGGGCTTGAGAGCGGAACCGCTTTTGAATGCGCCCAAGCCATCCGTGCGAGGGGGAGCAAATGAGCCTCGCCCTGCTGACCGAGGTCCGCGACGCGCTGCGCCGGATGGACCCCGCCTGGTGCGCCGTCAACGGTAAGGAGCAGATCGGCGACGAGGAGCTCGAGGAGCTTATCGGGCGCGTCGAGGATGCCGTGGAGGATGGTGATGGAACGCCCTCCTGACTTCGGCCCGCTGATCCGGCTGCTGCGGGACGCTGCGATCGTGCTCCTCGGCATCCTGCTGTTTTTCGCCATGCTCGTGGAGGTGATGTCGTGAAGCGCAGTGCAGGCAGGCCCCCATCGGTGACGATGGCGCAGTACCAACGGGTTCTCGATGTGAAGGCGGCTCGTGCGATGCTGCCGACGAACAAGGAACTCGCCCGTGAGCTCGGGGTTCCGGTGAGCACCATCCACGGCATAATCAATCGCGGGCTGAAGGCCTATCACCAACCGAGGAGGCCCGATGGGCGCAAGTCAGAGACTTAAGGGCGCAGCCGGTGAGCGCGAGTTGGCACAGATCCTGAGCGACCAACTCGGCTGGGCGGTCAAGCGCAACATCGGGCAGGCCCGTGACGGCGGCGACGACATCACGACCGGCCAGTTCCGGTGGGAGGTCAAGCGCCGGAAGGGCATCGCCGTCCACGAATGGGTCGAGCAGGCCGTCCGTGCATCCGGCCCCGGCGACATCCCGGTGGTCGCCTGCCGGGGTGACGGGAAGGGGTGGCTCGTGGTGATGCGATTGGAGGACGCCCTGCCGCTGATCCGTGGCGAGTTGCCGCAGCGGTAGCCGGGGGGTTAGACTTGGGGCATGACCGAGACTGAGCGGAAGCCTTGCCTCAACTGCAACAGCAGCGGCTGGGTGGCCGATTCGTCTGGCGGGTGGGTTCGGTGTCCCGACTGTGAGCCGCCGCCCCCGCCGAAGGTCGAGGTCGAGTTCGTGCGTGGCGCGAAGGTGCGCAAGCCCGAAGCAGCGTGAGGGAACGAGATGCCTGGACTGTACGCGAACATCCACGCCAAGCGCGAGCGCATCAAGGCCGGTTCCGGCGAGAAGATGCGCAAGCCCGGCAGCAAGGGTGCGCCGACCGCGAAGGCGTTTCGCGAGTCCGTCAAGACCGAGTTAAAGCGTAAATGAGACAGCCTGCGATGGAGTGGCGACCGGCCCTCGGATCGTGGCTGCTGCGGGTCGAGTCGCCTGTCCCTGAGTGGGCGGTGAAGCGGTGCGTGGACTTCATGCTCAAGATACAGGCCGGGCGGCGCTTGGGGCTGATGCCCGGCGACACTCGGGACGACCTCGACGCCAGTGTGACGGCGCTGCGCGAGGGCAAGGTCAAGCAGTGGGCTGCAGGTCCGCAGATGGACGGCAGCGGCGATATCGCGGTATACAGTGCCACGCAAGGCACCGGCAAAGTCATGGTAGGAGTCTGATATGGCAGCGACTTGGAGAGCAACGGGCGGCGCTATCGCCTACGCATCGAGCAAAGACATGCTCAACGTGTTCAACGCGACCGGCAGCGCCCGCGTCATTCGTGTGTATCGCGCCTACTGGTTCAACAACGGCGTGGCGGCAGTGACCGGCGTGCTCACGACTGGTCAGGTTCGCCGAATCACGGCGGCGTCTGGCGGCACGGCGGTGACGCCGGTCAGGCACGACACCACCTCGTCGGCGCTCGCGGCGCAAACCACTTGCGGCACCAACCAGACCACGACCGGCTCGGACATCTTCCGGCGCTTCCTGTTCGTGAACGAGGAGCCGGTGGTGGGCGGTACCACGCAGGCCAACTGGCTGACGCTCGTGCCGTTCGCCGAGATCTGGAACGCCGGGTACGGCGACACCAACGTCGAGCCGGTGACCTGCCGTGCCGTGGAAGGCTTCCAGTTGTTCCACAGCGGTTCCTCTGCGGTCGGTACTGCCGACCTCGAGATCGAGTTCACCGACTCGGCGTCGTAACCCATGCCCGCCCTGCGCCACAAGAGCTGCGGCCATGAGTGGGCGGTGGAGCAGGAGCTGGCCGACCGGGTTCAGCAAGACCTGAACGGCGGGGTCGGCGGGTATTCCCCGCCGATTACCTGCCCGGCCTGCAAGGTGGAGGGGCGTTACACCCGCTTCGAGGTCGTGACGGAGCCGCCCGATGCCTGAGACGTACTACCTGCGCCTCAACGCGGTGGACGTGCGGCCTCTTGAGGACGCCTTCCTCGCCATCGAGAACGAGGCGACTGACGACCGCGCCTATTTCGAGCTCGTGTCTCTGCGGGTGTCTCCGGCTGCGCCTGCTTCGACTGGTACTGCGAGGACGGGTGGCCTCCTCGGGCTGTATCGTGTGAGCGCGGTGACGGGCGGCGACACGGTTGCGCCGGTCAAGATGGACACGGCAGACGCATCGTTTCCTTCTCAGGTCACGGTAGTCAACAACCCAAACAGCGTGACCACGACGGCGCGGTTTCGACGCATCAACGACTCCCCGGCGTATGGCGTCCAGACAGCGAACTCGCAGTTCTCGTCTCGCACCTATGGTGGGTCGATGGTCACGCACCAGAAGTTGCACTTCTCCGACGTGTGGCGGAGTGGCGAGAGCGTGGACGTGGAGCCCATCATCCTGCGGGCTGGCGAGGGCATCGCGCTCGTGCAAGAAGAGTTCGGCCTGCCGCACTCGATGATCGTCTCGGCGGTGGTGACGAACACGGCGACGGGCGCAACCTACGTCTGCCGCTCGACCGATGTCGGCACCGACCGCACGATTGGCGGGGCGCTGTACGCCATCATGAACGGCAGCGGTTCGGGCGTGACGCTGGCCGTGAAGCTGATGTTCCTGCCGATGGACGGCGATGCGACCCTGACTCCAGGCCTGCGCTTGATGCGGATGGGCGGGTACTCGTTGCGCGGCGATGCGGCCACGGTCATCAGCGCCGACACGTCGAAGACCGCGCCGAGCAGTCTCAAGGTGTCGGTCGGGCCGATGCAGATTCGCCTGCCCGGCGAGTGGCAACCCGACATGTACACCAC